CTTGCCCTCTTTGAACAGAAGAGACTGGTTAATGTTAGAAAAGTTTTTGAGAATATTTACAGTTGAATCAGAAAGTTTCATAATCACCTTTGGGTTGTTTGTGTAGACCAGAGAAGTGGTAAAGGAGAACGCAATAGTGGATTGCTTTCAGGATGTCTTGTTTAGACTTTCCACCCTTTTTACCAAAACGAGAAAGATACTTGATTGCATTAGAACGGCAGAATGGTTCTGCATCACCAATACTTTCAATCAGATCAAGTGTCTGAGTCTTACTGTCTTTAGATGTGTAATGTGCATTGTAAGTTGAAGAAAGGTAATCACGTACCTCCTTCATGGTTAGATCTTCCTCATACTTCCAAAAACCATTGGTTGCAAGTTGATCAAGATTTAGGTCAATTCGGTCTTCACTCATAGATGAAATAGGCATATTGATGTTAAGAGTATCACTGAAGTCAATATAGTCATCAGAGATAGGTCGGTCATCTGCTAGAGGACGACCGTCATTATTGAAGAAACTCAGTTCTTCGTCACTAGATCCGTACATTTCGTCGTATAAAAAACTCCAAGAAGTCATAATAATCCTCTCAAATTATATCAGGAATTAGGTTCAGTGTCAACAGTCATTTGAAAGTCAGCATCAATCTTGTCGTAAAGTTCCATAAAGGACTGCTTGGTTTCATCATCGAAACGATTGACACAAACACCGATTGCCTTTGCTTTATCCCTGAAGATACTGAAAGCACGAACAATGTGAACTAGACGACGAGTGGAGATGATCTCATCAACACCACCATCATAGAATGTCTTACGGATGATGTCAGCCCAATCAGCAAGACGTTTGTAGAAATCTACTTCAGCAAGACCAAGTTCACATCCAACGTTGTAAAGAATCTTGGTCTCAATGGTAGGAGAAGGATATGCTTGCTCAAAGGTAACAGGGAAACGTTCTAGGAAGGCTTCGTTGAGCACGTTAGTTCCAATGAATCTCCCGTCGTCTGAACCTTTACCTTTAGTGTTGGCTGTGGCGATGACGTTGAATCCACTTGCAGGATCAACTCTCCGTCCGATTTTCTTAAGGAATACTCCTTTTCCTTCAAGGATAGATTGGAGACAGAGAATTTTATTAGAGGCAAGGTCGATCTCGTCAAGGAGCAGAATAGCTCCTCGTTCGAGTGCCTCCACGACTGGGCCATTGTGCCAGACGGTGTTCCCATCAACAAGACGGAAACCACCAATAAGATCGTCTTCATCGGTTTCGATAGTAATGTTTACACGGATAAGTTCCCGACCCAGTTGAGCACACGCTTGCTCAATTCCGAACGTTTTACCGTTGCCAGAAAGTCCCGTGACGAACGTCGGATAAAACAGATTGGACTTGATAATTTTTTTAATATCACTGAAGTTACCAAAGCTGACGAAGGTATCATCTTTCTTAGGAATAAGGTTTTGTTGGATCGCAGGCATTACTGCAGGTGCATTATAAGTCACTTCAAGATCCTTTACTGTCTCCTTTGTAACTTCCAGGTTCCACTTACCACGACCAACTTTGAAGTCAACCATTTTGTTGGTGGTGGTCTGATAATTAGTTCCATTCATAGCACACCATGCACGAATATCAGAACTAGTGACTTGATTGCCATACAGTGCCTGAAGAGAAGTGCGAATGTACTCAGAAGAGACGGTCATTTGCTTTGTTTGAACTGAAGTTATTATAGTCCAGAACTCGGGTCGGAAGCACCATCTGAGGACAGTTTGCGAACTGTCTCATGGTAGTATTTTTCAGAAATAATCTTTGCAGTGTAACCAGGATAATACTGTTTGACTATAGAACCTATGCCCATAGCAGTAATGGCACTAGTGCAGACCACTAGTACCTCATTAGTTTCTTCTAGAACTATATGTTTTAAATTATTCATCGACTTTTATCCAAGAAAGTGTATCATTAAAATATGACATACGTCCTTCGGTATACTTTCCTTCCATAAAATCATAAACAACTTGATCCATACCAGATCCATTATTACCACAGTCATGAACTCCAACAATTCCACCATGAGCAACTTTTGGATACCAAGTTTCTAACTCTTCAGCAAGTTGATCCTCAGATAAATGGGCATCAAACCACAAAAAATCGATTGATTTATCTTCAAACTTTTTTACTGATTGTAAAGTATCACCATAGATGATACGAAGTTTTTGCTGCAGTTCAGGTGGAAGAAGACTAAAGTTTTTTCTAGCAGTAAGTTTCAAAAAATTAGCACCAGATTCACTTACTTCTATATAAGGTTTTACAGTATCTTTATATGGAAGATAACTATCTATCGTATAAAGTGTTTTTATACTAGGACAATTATCTAATAGAGATGATGTTGAACATCCCCAGTGAGTTCCCAACTCAACTACAGTTTCACAATGAAAAATATTTATCAGTGGAAATAGACTTTGACATGGTGCAACTTTTTTGTCTACAAAATTATCATCAGGAGTTACCCACCTGATGATATCATTGATTGTATCCTTATCTAATTTGATATCTTTAATATTACTCATGCGATCATAGAAACGAATTCGTTTAGAACTTTTTTGTTTGCCTTTTTAGTCTTCAAAGATTTGACAAAAGCAGATTTAATCTTTGCCTTTGATGCATGATCATCAACTTCAAAGTCTGCCTGGTTGGAAAGATCAGATCCAGAAAGTCCAATGTATGTATCATAACCAGAATTTTTGATCATGACACAACGATCTTTCTTCCACTTAGACTTTAGTTCTTCAGTTTCTTCCCACGTTTTAGAATGAAGACGGATGAAAGATCCAGAGTCACGACGTTCAAGAACACGAATACCAACAAAGTTAGTATTGGGGAAGTTATCTTTCAAGTTAGTAAGAAGAAGATTGGTAAAGGAAACATATGCAGAATCATGATAGTTTACCACTTTGTAAGTATTACCAATCTTACGATCACGAATATAGCAGTTGGCATGTAGACGTTTAGTTCCAAGATGTTGTTCACCATTGGGATATTCCACCTCAGAATGACGATTGCAAGGTGCTGCTTCACCATCAGTCAGAACAATGCACTGAACTTTTTCAAGAGAGTATTGCTTCTTGAAAGCAGGAATAATGTTGTGAAGAGAAATTAGTGCTTCATTCAAAGGAGTTCCAGAAAGACTCATACGAGCAGGAACACTATAATCAACATACTTAGTGAAACCAAATGCAATTCGATGCAAAGACTTCATCTGCTTTTCAAGAACTCGATTATTGACATTACTGGTAAGAATGTTCATCATAGAGAAATGATCATTGACTACAAGAGTTGCATCTTTCTTCTCATAATGAGGTTCTGGATATACTGGATTATTGTTTTCATCCCATGTCATATAGTTGTATTCATTGGTAAATGCGAATACATCAAATGGGATTGATACCTTACGGCAGAACCAAATGAGGTTGAATAGTTGCTTCATAGTGTCAAGCATAACACTACTCATAGAACCAGACCAATCAAGAACAAAGATTAGACCATGGTTCTTGCCATCAGGAAGAATAGTTACTTTCTTGAACAGGTCTTCATTGTACTTGTAAGTGTGTAGTTTAGTTGTATCAAGAACTCCAGTCCGAGATACAGAAGCACGAGCGTAAGCACTAGCAGACTTTCTACACTCGAATTCTTTGACGAGGTAGTTGACTTCTTTTTGTGCGGATTTTTTAAATTTGTCATATTCACTATCTGCCCATTCTAGATGACGAGCACTACTAGGATGATTTTGCTGCACTTTCCAATTGTCATCACAAATTTTGTGGATCTCTTCGTTAGAAGCAACTACAGTCTTCAGATTGAGATTTGGAAGAGACAGATAAGTTGCTTCACTGTAAGGATTGTCTGCACCATAATCATCGATCAGTTCACTGATGGCATCTTGAAGTTTCTCAGCAGTCTTCACATCAAGATCACTAGATCCACCACCAGAACTAGACTCAATCTCAGGCATAGAATCTTCACCAGATTCACCCTGTTCAGAAGTCTCAGTTGTTTCAGTCTCTAGTTCACCACCACTGGACTCAGATGTATTTTCAGTTTCAGCAGAACCAGTAGATCCTTGAGTAGGAGTAACTGAAACCTCTTCCTGCTTATCATCTTGCTTTTGCTTACAGTATTTGTATAGTTCTTCAGCAACAATCAGAACATCAGCAAAAGTCTCACAATCAGCAATTGCTTTGATCAGACGACTTTCTTCTGGATTGTGGAAAGGAATAGTTACATAGTTACCAATCTTGAAGTAAAGATTTGCACGGTCAGCAAGATTCATCGAAGGAATATCTTCGTTCTCTAGTGCAAAGAAATCTTCATCAGCAAGTTCATCGTAACCACGATAGAAAGTCTTAGAGAGACCTGCATATTTACGTTTCATCAGTTTCTCAATGCGAGCATCTTCTACAACATTGACAAACTGTTTGGGAGTATCCCAATCCCATTCATCGGGAGTAAAGAGAGCATGTCCGACTTCGTGGGCAACCAACATATCAAAAACACACTCAGATGCTTTCTTCCACATGGGAAGTGTCAGAACCCGAGTGTGTACGTTGAACATTGCAGTCTCAACATGACGGTGCTCGACAACCAGATCCTCAGTGGCAAGGAGTTTAGCAAGTTGACCTTTGACCTCAAAGTTGATGGACATGCTCTTCCGTTTCAGATGTACCTATTATAGTGGTAACACAGCCTTAGACTTCCAATCCTGGTCCAGTTTGTAATCTGGCACAGGGTCGTCTTTATGTCTAAGTCTGTGACAGTTAGAGCAGATTAAGACACATTTGTCAATTTCTGCCTGGACAACTGCCATAGAATAACCGTCACGAAGTAACATTCGGACTTCATCCTTTTTAAGTTTAGGATCTTTATGATGAAAATCCATACAAATTGGATCATAAACTTTGCCACAATCGGCACATGGTTTTCCCGTTTTGTATTCGGTCAACCATTCCATTCTGGCTAGTACTTTCTTTTTTCTTGTTCTTTTTGGCATTTTAGGATTCGTATTTTTTTGAATTTGGATAGAAGTATTGATAATACCAAGAATAATCTCTTAGTATTTTATGTTGAGATTTCCGTTTTATCAACGGAAACTCATATGTTTCTTTCTTAGAAACTACCTTGGGGCGTATCGTATGATCACCCCAAGGTGCATATATTGCGTCATGATGAGGTCTTTGCTTTACATCATTAAGATCATTCTTATAATCATCAGCACCAATAAAATTGTAAATATCAGATAATACTTTCTGAGGATCTTCCATCAGATCTTCATATCTAACAAACTTAAAGTTCTTCAAATATTTTCTTTCACAATCTAAGATTTCTTTTAATGCAAATAGTGGAGTATAAATCATATCCATCTGCATATAAGATTCTATTCTCCTATCCATCAAATCAACTTGATGATAATCTTCTCTACTCTCAAATGGATAAAGTTCTGGGGTAGAAGGTCCCATAATTCTATTTTCAGTTTCAAGTTTTTCCATGGAAGAAATAATTCCACGCAAATCTCGAACAATGAAAACTACTTTTGTTGTCGGAACAAGATTAAAAAGTAAATCAAAATCTACTGCCCAACTTCTATCTTTATCAACATAAACATTAGTATCACATAGATTTTCCAACCAAGAAGATATTCCTGCCCGCATGAAATCCTGATACAGGATCTTCATCTCTTTCATTGTACGTTGAGTCTCGGTATATACCTTCTCAGAATGCTGAGAGATATTTGTCAAAATAATTGACAAACAAGAATCCATCTCTACAGTCATATCTGGATGTTGCTGCAAAAGATTACCCAGGAGAGTTGATCCACTTCTAGGTAATCCTGCTAAAGTTACAAATTTCATGACTCAACTATTTGGGAGAAATTCTTTCTCTTCTCAAACTTGATTACACGATCAAACTTATCATGAAGAGATTCTTTATGAGAGATGACAAATACGTTTGCATCCTTAACAACAAAACGAATAATCTTTAGAAAATCATCTGTACCAAATCCATCGAGTGAAGAATCAAAGATCTCATCCATAATCAGAAGATTAGTGCTAGTAGAGTTTTTAATCTTAGCAACTTCTCTCCAAGTAAACAATAATGCTAGGTCAATACGTTGTTTCTCACCCTCAGAGAATGAAGAATAAGAAAAGTCTTCATGAATAGGTGATTCTACAGTTTCATTGAACTCTTCATCAAGTTTAAAGTTGATGTAGAACTCCATCATCTGAAGATACTTTGATACTTGCTGATTGATGAGTGGAAGATACTTTTCAATAATCTTCGACTTTACTCCACTATCCTTCAGAAGTTCGTGAAGAAAATCGTGGTTGGAAACTTTAATTCTCTTCTCTGTAAGATCATCAAAGACTTTCTCAAGTCTTTCTTTGTAGTCATTTAACTTTTGTTGTTCTTCATTCTTATTAGTTGCCTGATCATTGAGAGTTTTAATCTCATGATTCAGTCCAGTTATCTGTGCCTGTAGTGATGAGATCTTAGCACTATTGGTGCTAATTTTACTTTGGGACTCCATAATAGATTTCGTAATATTGTCATAAACTGACTCACGAAATTCCTCAGACTTGATAGTATCGATAAGTTGTTCAAAACCATCCTCCAGTTCTTTTAGTTTTGTATTTGAATTTTTCAATCGTTGTGTACGAAATGTCTCTTCGATTGTTTGCTCACAAGTAGGACATGTGAGATTATCTGAAAAGAAATTTTGCTCACGTTTGATGGAGTCCATCTTCTGAGAGATTTTTCCTTTCAGATTACCAAGTTTACGAATTTTAGTTTTAGCATCTTCAACACTCTCAAGTTCTTTTCGATATCTACGAATTTCTTTCTCCTCAATCTTATTATCCTGATTGAAGACATCAATATCAATATTCAACTCATTAATCTTATCTTCGTATTTTTGTAGAGTGTTCTTTCCTCGGGTATCAAGTTCTTTAATAAAGTTTTCTTGCATCAAAACTTTATCAGATACTGATTCCTTTTTAAGATTTAATACTTTAATATCTTCCCGATGCTTCCTAAGTTGATCCTTGATGATATTATTCATCGTGGAAAAGACTTTAATATCTAGAATATCTTCAATAACTTCCCGTCTACCTGATGCTGGCAGTTGCATAAACGGTGTAAAATTACTGCTTCCCAGAATTACGATCTGAGTAAAAGACTTATAGTTCATCTTGAGAATAGTTTGCTCAAGATATTTTTGCTGATCATTTGCAGATGCTGCTTGATCTAAAAGTTTTCCGTCACGATAAATCTCAAAGATATTTGGTTTAATTCCACGAACAATAGACCATTCTACTGATCCAATTCTAAAATCAATATTTACGACACAATCTTTCTCATTAGTAGAGTTAATCAGTTGTGGTTTATTAATTTTACGAAACGATTTTCCAAACAGAACGAATGTAAGTGCGTCAAGGATTGTAGACTTTCCTGCACCGTTTGTTCCTATAATTAAACTATTTTGACATTCATCAAGTTGGACTTCGGTAAATTGATTACCAGTTGAGAGAAAGTTTTTCCAACTAATTTTCTTAAAATAAATCATGCTCTTCGGGTGGAACCACTAACTCATCACTACCAATAATAGCATACATGTAACCATGTTGACTACATGTTTCAAACAATAAATCTTCTTCAACTTCGACAGATCTCATCTTCGGAGAACCACTCTCCTCAAGCATCATGACAAAACGTTCTACGTCATCTTCGTTCTCCCAGATATAAAGAACGTTTTCACCATTCTCGTCTGCTACAGAATATGCTCCTCTATCTTCTTCCCCGTCGATTACAATAATGTACATACTAGATCATTTCGCAAGCTTCCTGATACACCTCTTTGATGATTTTAGACAATTCTGATTTATCCAAATCAATCTCAGATTCTTGTATGTACTTATTTAACAAACTCAAAGTGTTCTCAGATTCAATTTCTTCAATTTGGTCCTTTGAATACCAACCATTGAAGTCTTGACTTTCTACGATTTTTAGATCTGCAACGTTTGCAACGTAAAACTTATCAATAAACTTTTCAAAATTTTTGTTGTTACTCTTCTTTCTGACAATGACCTTTACAATCATATCTTGATATTTTGAAAAGTCAAAGGTCTTATAATCAGTATCCTCATAGTAAACGTGATGAAAAATACTATAAGGATTATTGACAAACCTATGCTCTAGAGTTTCAGTATCAAAGATTGTAAATCCACGTACATCATTTACATCGTTCCAGTAGATTTCGTATGCGTTTCCTGTGTAGTAGATGTTTTGATCATTCGATCGAGTGTGATAGTGACCGCTGAAGACCTTGGTGAACTTTTTAAATAATTTGCTCTCATGACCATGCTCCATGATGCACTGTTTATTAGCAGCAAATCCTCGGAGTTCAAGGTGCCCCATCGCAATCTTGCTAGTTGTCTTTTTAAGAAGTTTGAAAGTAGTTTCCTCATTTTCTTTGTTAATCCACGGAATAAACATCAGTTTTAGACCGTCAATAGTAACCTCAGAAGGTTCGGAATACACTTCTACATTCTTATATTCACGAAGAAGAAGGTCAACTGCATTTACATTATTAGTATTCTTATAGAATGCAGTATGATTTCCTACAATGGTATGAATTTTACATCCCATACTTTCTAGAACATCGTAGTAATTATCTTTTGCCCACTTGAGTGAACTAAAGTTAATACCAGTTCTATTGTCAAAGGTATCCCCCATATCAACAATCGTAGTAATTCCCTCCTCTTTTAGAGTTGGGAAAAATACATCATTGTAAAACTTCAGAAAGAAATCATGAAAGAGTTTTGAATTCTTACGTGCTCCAAAGTGTTGATCAGTAATAAGGGCAATCTTCATACGTTATTTGAACCCATTCCTCTGAGTTTAGAATAGACAGCATCTTTGATACTATTATAGTCTGCATAATTGGAGTTGTCAACTGTATTATCATTGACAAACACCTGATCGTATCCTGTCTTTTCTAGAATTTTATTCTTAATATCCAACTGCTTCTTTTCTTTCTGAATACGTCTCAGAAATGCATAGTGAATAATTTGAGTAAAGTATGCGAAAGGATTTGTAGATTTCTCTGGATTGAAATTATGAATATACTGAATACAATTCTCAACTCCATCAGAAATCATATCATCTTTAAAGATGTAATTGACAAAGTTTGGTTTGTATGATAGATGAGTTGCAATCTTAAGGAAACACTCTCCAAGATAATTTGTAATGCGAGGTTTTGGTTCACCCTTCTCTGCTGCTTCAGCAATTGCCTTCTTGTATTCTACGATTGCATCTAGGAACTCTCTATTGTTTACATAATGTTCCGACTTGTTTTTTCTTGGCATTTCATTATTACCAGTGTTTCAGTATGTACTCATTCTATCATAGCTTGACAAATGTGTAAACCATGAGTAGAATACCTTTGTGGAGGTTGATAAGGACAGTATAGCTTTAATTTTTAAATAACTTTTCTAAGTATTTACGGGTATCATCTACGGAGGATAGATATCCCATTTTTCTACTTAGATTATGTTTTTGATGATCTTCCTTAGATTTTCTGCAGAATGATTGATACATTTTAATTGTATGATCATCATCACATTCTACAATTGTTAGAACATCTTCCATATTAATCAGAACCATATCTGATGATGATGTTCTTAACCAAGGATCTATTTTATAACATGCTTGACCTCTAATTACAATTTCATCAATTGTAACTGGATCTAATAACAAAAGGAATTTTTTATCACCTTCGTCAGAAGGTGATACCTTAGAAAATATCTCCTCAGTATTTTTTAGTTTGATTGTTGCATAAAATTCTTCTTCCATTAATCCTTTAAATCGATGTTTATAATGTCATAATTAAAATTCTCTTGATTATAAATTTTAATTCTTTCGATTAAGTGATTGAGAGTATAGTTTTTTAAACTTCTAATTGTGCAGTCATCTGCAATATCATAAAGAGTTGCTTTGGTTTTATCCTTACCCTTTCTTAGAACTCTACCGATGGATTGTAAATTGCGGATTCTTGATTTAGACGGACTAGCAAAAATAACATTATGAAGATTTCTAATGTTAATTCCCGTTGAGAAAGTTCCATATGATGCTACAATAATTGCATTACTTTCATTCTCAGTTATTCGTCGGACTTCTTCCCTTTCTTCGGAGTCAACTCCACCGTGGACAAAAAATACTTTTCGTCCTTCACTTACTGAACTATTTATCTTTTCAAAAAGGGGCTCACCATGTGCGGCAACCCGACTGTAAAGTATGAGAGTGTTACCCTCAAGTCCTTTTGCAAGATTGATTATAAATTTATTTCTTCTTTCATGTCCAATTAGATATTGGATCTCATCTTCATAAGTATCAAATTTTTTGGGAGTGTGCTTCAGAATAAGACATCTAATCTCAAGATCTGACACATGTCCCTTCTCCATCAATTCTTTTGTTCTGGTCACACGATAGCAAGGACCAAACAATCCTTCTAGAACCCACTTGTGAGTTTGAGTTCCATCTAGTGTTCCAGTAAAACCATACCGATACTTAGTATGATGGAGGTGTGTCATGATTGTAATGAGAGACTTACTCTTAAATAAGTGTGCCTCATCACCAATGACTACATCAAAATCTTCAAAATAACTACGTTCTAGTTTATAAATAGACTGCCATGTAGTAACGGTTACAGGGAGATCCGTTTGTTTTTCACATCCTGCGTATATTTTGTGACAGTATGAATCCGAATCCCATCCATAATCCCGAAAGTCAGAGACGAGTTGATCTACTAAGCTGGTCGTTGGAACAACTACAAGAATTTTTCTACCTTTATCCACATGATAACGCACGACTGCGTAAATCATCAGACTTTTTCCTGACGCAGTTGGACTTAACAGAATCTTTCTGTTATATCTTAATGCATCATGAACTGCTTCAATCTGATAATTTCTTGGGGTTAAAGCAGTTATCGAAGCAAGATAATCCTTAACTCCTTCTAGACTAATCTCTTTATTGACTTCAAAAGGTTTACCATAGTACTTGTTTGTTACAAATTCATACGTGTAATTGTAATTGCTGCAGAATTCGACAAGTCTATGTAAGAGACCTATGTAAAGTCTCTTTGTCCTCATATCAAACAAGTGTATCTCACCGTTCCAATTTCTTTTACGATATTGAGGCATAAACTTTGCCCCAGGAACTTCAAATCTAAAGTGATCTCTTAATTCGTATTCAATATGTGGTTCGGTTTTTATTTTTAGATATACTTCGTTTACTTTTTCAATAATTAGATTAGCCATATCCAGCTTGGAATTTCAAAAATTCGATTGAGTTTTTTATTTGGTATGTTCTGTTAGATATTTGCTTAAGAATACTATCAACATAGTTGATCATTACTTGGTAATACTCAATCTTCATACTGATAGAAGATAACTTCTGGTCAGCATCAAGATACTTATTCATAGCATCTTTATCTCTTACTTTTTTGGGGAAAGGATCCTTTACATATACATCTGGATCTGCCTTTCCTGAATAATATTCGTATCTTTCGTGTCTTACGTTTTTTCTTTGTTGCTCTGCTTTTGCTTTTAGCAATACTAGATTGTTGAAGATGTCGTAGTATTTTGAATGCAGAACTGGAATTTTTAGTGATTCTTCATGTAGGTTGTCAATATCAATTTGGGAATCTTTCTCCCACATTGATTTAATCATGCTAATGTCAAAGGTCATACTCGTTTGTTAAACCTGTTGTTGATAATGTATATGCTGTATTTAAAAGTTACTGTTGCTGAAAAATATTGAATGTCAGTATCTGTTGAATCAAATTCCATATCGGAAAGTGATGTAGGGAACATATCCTTGAATACAATATTATAATTTAAGTTTTCTGTATTGGTTAAAATTTGAAGAGTACCATCAGAGTAAAGATTTTGTTGATTACTTGTAAATGGTTGTCCTAGCATATTCTCTTCATTTTGAAGATCATATATTTCAGATAGAGTTTCTGGAAATCCAAGACCTCTAATCCAATTTTGAATTTCTAGATAATTTGCTAGATCTTCATCAACCAAGAATCTAATTGAAAGATCGTTAAATTCCATCATATCACCAGGAACAGGAATCATTTTTAGATATGATCCTTGTTCCGCAACTCCCAAACTTATACCAGGGACATTTGCAGAATTGGTAAAGTAAGAAAGTTTAGGTGCTCTTGTTAGTGAGAACTTAAATCCAGTTGGAGCAAGAAAGTTCCTGTTCGCAATCTGTTTTTTAAATGCTAATGATGTTACTGCCACAACAATAGAGATCCTTGGATACTCTATTTATCACTCTAGTCCCATGAGGTAATTTCCAAGTGCTTGTCTTAAGTCTTCTTCTGTTAATCCTGGTTCTTCTTTCAAATATTCTTCCAAAACATAAACGCAATGATTCTTGATTGCATCGTCACTAGACCAGGAAAGTCTGTCATTTACAATGTCTCTTGGTGTTTTTAGCATCCTACTAAAACGATTGTTCTTATTTAGACATAAAAAAAGAGGTCCCGAAGGACCTCTGAAGAAATGTGAACGATGGATCACATTAGGTTCTTAACAGTTACACGTCTGTAGTAACGGTTGGAGTTGGTGGTTAGTCCACCGAGACCCTGGTTGGTGCCTTCTGCGAATGGGTTAGCAACTAGACCATAACGGGTCTTGAAGCCAATCTTTGGCTGGAAGGTGTTCTCGCCAACTGCACGTACCATCTGGAGAGGTACATATGGGCAGTAGAAGAGACCTGCGTCATAAGGTGAAGAACCCTTATAACCTGCAACGTAATACTGGTTAGCAGCATTGTTTGCAGAATATGGGTCGATGTATACACGGAACTTACCGAGTAGAGTACCAGCAAAGGTGTTGCCAGTGTCATCGACGTTGAGGTTTGCGTTGAGTGCTGGGGTGTAGTCTAGAACACCAGCCATTGCTAGTGCAGAAGCAACGTCTGCAGAGCACATGATGATGTTGCCCTTTCCTCTACGAGTTCTCTGTGCAATCTGGTTTGCATCACGCTCGATTTGGAAGAGTAGACCCTTGAACTTCTCAACAGACCAACGACCGTTGGAGTCGATGTCTAGGTCGAACTCACCAGCAGTTGCGGTGTTGACGGTAGCACCTTGCTCAGCAACCTTGTAGATGGTACGAATGACTTCACGGTTGATCTCTGCAAGAATCTCAGTGGAGAGAATGTTTGCGAGTTCAGCCTCAGCATTCAGACCGTGGATTGCCTTGATGTCTTGTGCTAGTTCTAGGGAGTACTCAGCTTTGAGTGCTCTGGACTTTGCAGTCACAGTAACTTTCTCGATGCTGAATGCCATCTCGTTGAACTGATCGGTGACGCCGAGGTTCTCAGCATCATCAGTTCTCATGCCCTGACCAACGTTATATGCTAGTTCGTCAGCACTTGCGGTTGGGTTGAGGACGGAAGGATTGCTACCAGACTGTGAGGTAGTACCCATACCAGAAGCAACACCAGACATGCCAGAGGTGTTGTTGAATCCAGAATCCTGTCCAGAGAATGCAGTATCTGCTTCGTTGAACAGTGCTTCGGTTCCGCTCTGGTTGGTGTAGCGGGAACGCATTGCGAAGATGAGTCCAGTAGGACCACTCATTGGCTGAACACCTGCGAGGTCATATGCGACCAGGTTAGGCATAGAGCGTCTGATTAGGGAAATCAGAACTGGGTCGAAACCTGCGGTAGGACCAGCATCTGCAGATCCACCTTGGAATCCGTCAGAACCAACTGCGTTGGTTGGTGCCTCAGCAAGGAAGGAGCCAGAATTGTTGAAGGAATTCTGCTCTCTTAGGAATTTCTCTTGGTTTTCTAGCAGGACTGCGGTAACTGCTCTCTTATGGGAATCTTGAATATTGTCAAGACCCTGGTGATCGAGAACGGGTGCCCACTTCTCCTGCAATTGCTCGGAATTGAACATTGCGGTTTACCTATAAAGTGTTTGTTTTTGTTTGATTAATATTAAATTCAGTTTTTAGCAAATGAAGAGAGTGTCTTCAGGTATGCTGCCATAGATCCAGAAACTACTTCTGGAGCAGCATCAGAACCTTCGGATAGTGTCTCAGTTTTTGCTTTTGGAGCTGCCTTGGTAGAGAAATATGATTCTCTTAGCATTTCCAGTTTTTCACGATATTTTTCTTCACTTTCAAACTCAACACTTTCAGCAAGTGAAGCGAGCTTTTCCTTCTGTGTCTCGGCGAGACCACCAGAAACTTGATCAAGAATACCCTCAGCAACAGCCTCTGCGAGTCTGGAGTTTAGGGAAACATTCTTCTCAATTTGCTCGTTGAGTTTAGTCTCCATTTCATCAAGTTTTTCTACCATGCTATCAATTACATTGTATTTTTCTTCAGGGATAGTTACATAATGTGCTTCAAAAAGATCCTTCATTCCAGTGAGGAAGGATTCAGTCATTTCAGTCTTAAGTGCATGTTCGATTGCGAGTTCGTTCTCGGACATCCACTCATCTGCAACGTACTCTAGATAAGAGTCAACACGTGCAGTTAGACCTTCTTGGATTTGTACTACTTCTTCAAGTAGTTTTTCTTCGTATTGTGCTTCTAGACCTTCTTTGATTGCTGCAACCTTTGCACTGATTGCTGCTTCAAAGATGGTTTTTGCTTTCTCTTGGAATTCTTCGGAGAGTTCCTCACCTTGGAGAAGTGCATTTACATCTTCTTCCATGTCATACTCAACTGTCTCTTCTTCGACAACTTCTTCTTCAGTAGTTTCTTCTTCAGCAACTACCTCTTCAGTTGTCTCCTCATCTTCGGTGACAACTTCTTCTTCTGTGGTTTCTTCTTCAGCAACCACTTCATCAGTGATTTCCTCTTCTTCCTTCATGCCTTTTGGCATTGGATCTGCTTTACCAGCAGACTTAGTAACAACATCTCTAACTTGCTTGAGTGTTGCAGCTGGTTCTTTGAGTTTTGCTGAATCGTCGTCAGACTTATAGTTCTCTGGGGTAGGACCACCGAGATCTTCTACAGAAGCAAGTTGGGTTCCAGGATCTGCCATTGTTGGCATAGGATCTGCTTTGGCAGCTCCAGCATTAACAGCAGTGGTGGATTGCTTAGTGCCTGCTTCCATTTCCTGTAAATTGTTGTCACTAGACATTTGAGACTCTCCGTTTATCTTTTAGTTTAGATTAACTATATTTATTTATAAATTAAAATGTTTTATGTAGGCACCACTACTTATAGTGAATTTAGAAAATCATTGAATAATCCGAGCTTGTGCTCATCAAGTGCTCTTTGATCAACTAGGGTGTTAATTCTCTTTGCAGTTTTTGATGCAATTTGTTCACGAAGGATACCACCCTCCCAAACCCATTCTTTACCTTCCATAATTCCCTGAACAAATGCATCAGGTGCAGAAGGATCGGCAACAATATCTGCTGCAGTTGCTAACATAAAGTCTTCACCAACTTCAGAGTAACCTTCTTTGGTTGGACGAAGTGAACCAATACCTCTGGAAGAAACACCGAGACATACACCTTCTTTTAGAAGTGACTCAGCAATCTTACCCATTGGTGTTGATAGGATTTGTGCCTTACCAATGAAGTCATTTCCCTTTTGCTCAAGAGAAACGATTTTGTGAGAAACACGGTCAAGGTTAATGGTTGGACCATCTGGATGACCGAGTTCACCTAGAGCACGACCTTTTGAAATATGCTCATTAGTATATCTCTTAACCTCACGTTCCATTACGTTACGACGATATACTCTGCCGTTACGGTTTTGTTGTTCGGTTTGTAGAAAAGGTCCTTGAATATAAAGAGTTTTCTTACCGTTCTTTGTTTCGGTAATAACCTCTACCTTTTCTATCTCCTCTCTAATTAGTTTCATGGTGAAAACGTAACTTTATTTATTATTTATAAATTAAGGTCTACCAAGAATTTTATATGCTCCATCTGAACAAGTTTCATATCTAAAGACTGTATCAGTTGGACTAGAACCACAAACATAGAAGTATTGTCCATCATTACCCCAACAACATCCATTTGGGGAAGTACTGTCTGAAGCAATACTTAAAGACCCTACATGTGTAGTTGTTGTTATATCATATGGAGTTGAAAGTGTATATTCTTCAATCTCATCACCCTGAACATGAACAATCACCATTCGTGTTCCATCATCATTAATTGCAATTCCAGTATCTTGTCCAGTATTTGTAATTTGAGATGCGGGGAAGTTATTTTGAACTCTACTTCCTGCAGTTGATGTATCCCAAGGAGTTGATAATGTAAATCTATTCATATATCTTAAATATGATGACATAACATACATATAGACTCCATCAGAACTAAATGTCAATCCAGTAGGATTATCATCTTTATTTCCAAACCCAAATCCTTCATTATGGGTATGAGTTGCACCTGAAGTTATATCCCATGCAGTGCTCATACCATATTCAACTACTCTATCGTAGAAATCATCAAGTACATAAAATCTTGTTCCATCAGAACTGAAGAAAAGATCTTTTGCAATGAGAACTTCTGATATACTTTTAAATCCGTCATGAGATGCTGATGATGGATCCCATGCAGTTGAAAGTGAATATTGATCTACACCATCACCAGATTCACCAGTAATATACATTTTATTTCCACTATCTCCAACAAAAACACCTCTTGGAGAAGCTTCCTCACCACCAACACTAAAAGATTTTTTTGCACTTAGATCTAGATAACGACCTGCTGCAAGAGTAGAGCAATCAATTCCACCACCAGATACAACGGCTCTTGAAAATGATAAGAATGGACTACCAAGTCCTAATCCAAGAAAAGGATTCTTTCCAGACATTATCAGGCATCCTCATAAATTACTGTTGCTGTTCCTCCAGTAAGTGCTTTTGCCCAAACATATGCAGCACTACCGACGTGAGTTAAATCGGATACAGTTTTCTTTACTTCTCCCTCAAAATGCTTATATACCAATCCAGGTGATGTTGCTGTTGGAGCAGAATCGGAAGCAGTAAAGTTAACTACAATTGGGTTGTTACTCTGGCATTGAAAGGTAATGGTTGCGGTATTATCACCAATCTTGACATATGCACTTGTCGTAACTTCTGTGGATGCTAGTGCCATTATGATACTCTGATAGGACTTTATTTTCTATTTATTCTTCTTCTGGTTCAACTTCAACTTCATCAAAAACCCCATTCCCAATAGATGGTTTCAAAGCATCAATTTTTTCTGCACTTTTTGCAAAGAGCATATCCTTAATCTTGTCACTAATATTTGTTGGTGACTCGTCTTGAAGGATCATATCCATTAAATCGTCCATGATTTTAGTTTAAGTAACGTTTTTATTTATCAGATCTCAGCATCTTTGAGATCTTTTGCACCAATTTCAGGTGCTGCAGTTGCTTGAGCATCTGCTTCCATATCAGGTTCCATGACTGGTTGACCCAAATCACCACCACCTTCAGGTGTAAATGGCATTCCTGTTGCTGGATCAATAGTTGCTGGATCAGGAATAACTCCCGACTTAATTTCTTTCTCGATGAGTTTATCCTGTTCAACGATTTCTTCATCAGTTTGACGAAGGATCTTTCTTCTCAGATAATCTTGAGAGAAATACTTTCCGACATATGGTTCTGCAGTTGCAACCATATTAAGTCTTTCAGTCATTAACTCAGTTTCTTTGAGTTCTGAGAAGTGGTTATCATATAAGAAGTCATATTGAATATGCTCACTCATCAACTCCCAATCTTCAGGAGTAACAATGTTCTTAAGAATAAGTTGAGTTTTGAGCATATCATTGAACATGTTTGAGAATCTCTTTCTCAAACGTCCAACAAACTTTGTGAACTTGAGTTCGTCTCTTAGAATTTCTGAAGAACGACCAAGATTGAAACCACTATCACCATCCATTCTTGATGGTGGAACATTGAGTGATTGATATAGTTTCTTCTTGAAGTAATCAATATCAGTGATTTCACCAAGATTTTGACCACCAGGTAGAGTAGAAATCTCAGTTCCTCTACCACCTTCACGTCTTGGTAGCCAGAAATCTTCCAGCATTGACATGAATTTTTTATCATCACGAATCTCACCAGTACCCGCATCATATACGAGTTTGTTACGATATCTACTCATAACATCACGCAGATATTGTTCTGCTTTCTGCTTAGGTAGATTACCAACATCAATGTAGAAAATTCTAC